TAAGATTTGCTTGTGCAGTAGCTTCATCTTCTTCAGATGGTAATTCTGCAACTTTAGCATCAATAGTAGCCATATCGATTGGTGTCATATCTTTCCAATCAATAGTAATCACACCATTTGCATCACATCTAAGCTCAACATCTGGAACAACATTATTATTTAATGCTGTTAATGCTTTTCCATATTGTTCTATTTTTGACATTTTATTTCTCCTTAATTATTATGCTTTATAATGAACCATGCTTACATAGTGATTATTAAAATCACCAGTTGCATTACTAGCAACGCTATTCCAATAACCCCAGTTTCCATTAAAGTTTGATGAACCTGCTTGTTCAACATAGTAAGTTGTTCCAACAGTTAAATTAGTACATGGCATAATAAAAGTTTTAGATTTTGTTGCTTTTACTTGTCCTGCACTTGAACCTGTAAACATACCTATGTCTTTACCATCATAATCTAATTTTGTATCACTACTTCCGATTGTGGAATTGGTACTCATCATTAAATAAGTATTCATACCCATTCCTGTGTACGGAGTTATTCCACAAGTGTATGAAAATTGTATAAAATCATTTGTGCTTGTTGGTGTAAATTGTACAGTATTTCCATCTGCAATATCTTTGTAGTCTGTTGATGTAGTTTGACCAATTTGTGTAGTTGCTCTATAAGTATCAATAGCATGAACACTATAAGTGCCTGATGCTATTGTTCCAAATTCTAAAGCATTTCCACCACTATTAACTTTAATTGCTTGTCCTGCTGTACCAAGTGAAGTTAATCCAGTACCACCTTTAGATACTGGTACAGTTGGAAGTCTAGCATCATTGATTGTTCCTGTTAAAGATGTAGATGCTATTCCATCTGCTACTGTTAATGTTTGACCAGTGGGGATAGTTATAGAAGAACCTGTGCTTCCCTCAATCTGGTCTACTTTTATTTTACTAGCCATATTGTTTCTCCTTTAGATTATAGTTAGTGTACCTGAACCAGAAATAGTCCAAGTTATGTTGTCGTTAATTGTAATTATTCCTGCTAAGAAATAATTTTTTCCAGACGCAAGATTTAATGTTGCGTTAGCTGAAACTGTTGAATAATTTTTATAAGCATCTGTAGTATTGTTTACTTCTCCACCTGCTGTACCAAAAACTAATTCAGTACCACCATCATTAACAACTACAGCTTTACCTGCGTTGCTTGATAAGTTACTTACTATGTCCGCTAAATCTCTTGCTTTTGTCATATTTTATATTACCTCGCTGTGCATGGTATGTTGTTTGAACCTACTAATGATTGACCAAATGCCATATATGTATAACTTGCACCAGAACTATTAACCCAACTTGAGCCATTTCTGGCTTTAAAACCATTACTTAAAATATCATAATATGTATATGATGCTTCTGCATTAGCTTCATTTGAAGATAATACATGAGAAGTTATATTATGAGTACTTCTTGTTGTATCAGTAATTACCCACCAAGAATTAGCTGATGAATCTTTAGTTAAAATAAAAGCAGGTTTAAATCCTGTATAAACAAAAGTTCCATCTGAACTACCATTACCTGTATAAGAACCAAACTTTGAGTAGCCTTTTACTTCATTAAAACAATAAGCTACATAATTTTCACCAGAGTCATTAGATGTTCCTGCTGA